CGTGCCCAACATCACGATCAAGACCGGCGAGGTGTTGCAGCTGCCCGACGGCAGCCAGTGGGTTTCCATGGGCGACCTTGAGCAGGCTATGGCTGCCACGGCTGCCGGAATTATGGGCCAGCTGCGCAGCCCGGCAGGGCGCGTGGCGATGCGGGGGGCGTGATGGCACGCGCACAAGCCGCACTCATCCAAATCGGCGATGGCGGCGGGACTTCCTTCGCCAGGTGGCAGAGCCAGTGGGTCAATCAGGTGGTGACGTTTGGCGGGCTGTCTTGGGATTACCAGCAGCTGAGCTGGTCCGGTGTGACCTCCGGCCAATCAGGCTCCGGCGGTCAGGCCACGATCACCCTGCCTGGCACCCAGGCCAACCACGCACTGGTTGAACGTGCCATGGCCCAGCGCTGGCTGTTTTCGATCACGGTGATCGAGTTCAACGAAGAGGCCGGGGATGCCGGGCCGCCAGCCTCCGTGAACATCGCAGCGGCCACCATCGGCGAGTGCATCGGCGGCAGCCGCACCCTCACCAGCCGCATCATTCAGCTGGGGTCGGCGCTGTCTCCAATCGGGGCGCAGTTCCCGCCGCGGTCGGCAACCACTGAACTGATAGGAGTGCCCTGCCGGCTATGACATCCGCTCTCCGCTATGCGTTGCTGAACTTCAACCCGGACGGAAGTCGCCGCCCGGGGCAGTGGTCGGACACGTCCGCCAAAGCGCAGGGGCGCGCAAGCGTCGCGTTTATACCAGCCCCTGCCGCCAGGGAGGTCCAATCTGGTCAACTCCCTCCGCCAGCACAGGAAGCTGCTGCCGCTGGCAACTCACCGCTGCAAGTAGCACAGGCGGCCATGGCGATTGGCGAGCCGATCCCCGTGATCTTCGCCCGGCGGCGTGGCACGGTGGGCGGGGTGCTGACCTTCCCGAAGGCCACCGAAGCGAGCTTCAGCAACACCAGCACGACCATCACCAGCCGTTACCACATGGTGCTGGGCGAGGCGCCAATAGGCTCCGTGCAGGTGCGGGACGTTCGGTGCGGGGAATGTCGCATCGGAACCTTCAGCCAGAACACATCCAAGCGGGCCGGCACCTGGACCCCAGGCAACACCGCAACGGCCCAGAGCGGTTACACCGTGCCAACCTTCCCGACCTTCACGGGCGGCGGCGGCGGCTATGCCGGACTGGTCACCTTCGAGGCTGGCGCCACATTCCCGGGCGGCTCGGACGACTGGCGCACAGGTTGGAATGTTTTCGTAAGAGACGGGCTGATCATCGAGCGCGGCCGGCTGCTTGATGGAGTCGTCGGCGCATCCGACAACATCGCAGACCTGGTGCTGTGGGCCTGGCAGAAAAGTAGCCGGGTGCCGTCCGCCATGATTGACCTCAGCAGCCTGGCTGCCGCAGCTGCTTTCGTCGAAGCCAACGGGCTGTGGTGCAACGGTGAGTTTCAAGACTCAGCCAACCTGGGCGACTGGCTAGTTGGGATACTGCCATTCTTCCTACTGCGGGAAACGCGGGTGGGCGGCAAGTACGGCCTGAGACCGCTGCTCCCCACCAATAGCGATGACGTCATCAGCACAGATCCGGTCGTCCCTCGGTGGCTGCTCAGCGAATCGATCGTGAAGCCTGATTCCTTCCAGGCCACCGACACCGATGCCAGCGTGCGCAGGTCGCCAATTCTGAACATGATCTGGCGGCAGCAGTACGACGACACCGACGTGCCGGTGGTGCGGACGCTGCCGATTGGCTCGGCCAACAACAACGACAAGCCAGAGCAGCGCGACCTTTCGCAGTTCTGCACCAGCGAGCTTCATGCTGCCAAGGCCGGGGCCTACGAGTACGCCAGGCGGCTGCTGGTGACTCACACCGCGACCATCAAGCTACGGCCAGGCACGCAAACCGGCAGGATTCAGGAAGGCGACCTGGTGCAGCTCTACCTCAAGATCGAAGCGGATGGTGAAGCCCCATGGTTCTATAACTACTACTACCAGGTGGAAACGGTCGGCACTGATTACACCGGCGAAGAGGTGCTAACGCTGACCCATTTCCCGGTGGATTCAACCGGCCGCAGCCTGATCGCTCAGGCCGTGATGGCGGTGAGCGAGTCAGGCGTTGTCCTGCCCAGCCAGAAGACTGGCAGCAGCTGCGACCTGGCCGGCCGATCCACCGACACATCGGTGCCAGCTTCGACCACCAGCGGCACGGCGTTTTCGTCTACCAGTACCAGGCTGGTTGATCCGTTTGGCGACGGTGGCGGCGGCGGTGGTGGCGGCGGCGGTGGCGGGACTCCAGGAGATGGGGGCACTCCGGAGGATCGGCCGCCAGGACCAACCCCGCCATCTCCTGGTGTGCCCGCGGTGCCGCAGCCGGCTGTCCCCACTGACGGCCCCGGTAGTGGCGACACCCTGTGCACATCCGGCACTGAATACTGGATTGTCAGAATCAGCGGCACGACCTATACAGGTTTCAATTCCTTTTTTGGTTGGTCCGAAACTTACAGCACGATGTCAAATGGGCCTCCGTTGCTTGTTAAGAGGAAGCCTTTGTACCCCGACTTGAGCGGTCAACCGCCCGGCACAATTAGCCCAGACAGGATTCAGCTTGAATACGACAGCACTCTCTTTTCTGTAACCATAGAGCCATCTGGCACAGTGAACCTTACCAACATTTTCAAAACTCCAGACTCCCTTTTAGTTGGAAGATTTCGGCAGTACCAGAGCCCGGCTTTCGGCGGCGGCTTGCTATGGGACGACACCTACGAAGTCAAGGTGGAGCGCCTTGGCTACAAGTGCTATGGATCCAATACCGTGATCGCTCACCCTTCTCCGGTGCTACTTCAGACGTACTCCTGATCCATGGCGCAATTCCCGTCCCTAGTCCCCAGTCAGGCGCCGATTACTCCCGGCCGCTGGCCGATGGCCACGCACCAGGCCATGGACGGCGGCCGGACCAACGTGCGCACCGGCAGCGCTGAGATTGGCAGGGCCTGGGCTCCGGCGTTTGAGAACATCACCGAGTCCGACTATCTGGCGATCCTGAGCCATTACCGCGCCCACCGGACCAGGTTCGACCGTTTCGACTTTGGCACCGCTTCGCTGGCCGCAGCACTGACCCCCAGCGGCTACTCCTGGCGATGGGCTGAGGCGCCCCAGGTGGTGGACCGGCACGCTGATGTCTTCACAGTGTCCTGCTCCTTCATCTGCGTGCCGCGTCAGATGCCGGTCATTGCAAGAAAGGCATGGAGGACTGGTGCTACCACGCTGACCCGCGGAGCTTGGGCGCCAACATCGGGCGCTTTTGAGACTAGCCTGCAGTTTGCGTCCGCAGCCACCACGCTGGCCCGCGGGGCCTGGGCCGGCAGTCGTGCATTTCTTGACGGGATCCCCTGGGTATCGAGCGCAACCACGCTTGCAGGGGGCGCATGGTCGAACGTGACACCAGATGCGAACTTCTCTTCGGTCCAGCTGCTGCTGCCCTGTGAGGGTTCCAACGGCTCAACGACCTTCATCGACGCCTCAAGCGCTGCTCGGACTGTCACTGCCAACGGCAACGCGCAGATCAGCACGGCCCGTTCGAAGTGGGGCAGTGCCAGCGCGCTGTTTGATGGCAGCGGCGACTACCTGTCGACCAGCATCAGTGGCGGCCTAGGGTCGGGCGCCTTCACGCTGGAATTCTGGTTCTATCGAACCAGCTCGTCGGGCATGTTGTTCAACTCAAGATCCGGCGGCAGCGGCGCCGATGGATTCGACGTTTTTGCCGATGGGCGAGTCAGCACAGCCAGCCTGTGGATCTTTGGTGATTCGGCGGTGACATCAATCCAGAACAACACATGGACGCACTTTGCCGTGACGCGCGACGGCTCAAACGTGATGCGTCGATTCTTCGATGGCACCCAAGTCGGCAGCAGCACCACCGTGACCAACAACTTCAACAACGCAACGACCCAGATCGGCGGATCGACGACCTTGAACCCTGGCTCCTTGAACGGCAACCTTGACGACATTCGGATCACGATTGGCGTTGCCCGCTATACCGCAAACTTCACCGCGCCAACCGCCGCGTTCCCCACTGCCTAGCCTGTGCTCAGGACACCGAGCCTGAGCCGTGGCCAGCATCGTCTACAACTCGTTCCTGTCCGACGTTTTCGCCGGCAACTGCTCGACCGCCCACACCTACAAGGTGATGCTGGTGAGTTCGGCCTACACCGAAAACAGGTCCACCCACACCAAACGGTCAGACATCACCGGCGAGGTGAGCGGAACGGGCTACACCGCTGGCGGGGCAACGGTCGCCCTGTCGTTTGCGGTGAACAACACCACCAACGTGGGCACGCTCACGATTGCTGGCGCCACCTGGGCCACCTCGACCATCACCGCCCGAAAGGCCATTGTCTACCGGGCTCGGGGCGGCGCCAGCAGCGCCGACGAACTGGTGGCCTGCCTTGACAACGGCAGCGACCTGAGCAGCACTGGCACCACCTTCACGGTGAACGCCAGCACCTGGACGATTCCACTGCCTGCGCCGGTGTGATGGCTGACTTCCCCGCCCTGGAACCACTCGGCCGCAGCTATGCGCTGGGGGAGCACATGGTGAGCGCTGTGGAGTCTCAGAACGGCGATTTAACCCCGTTCATCCACAGCACCAGTCCCTCAGGGATTCCCATTTCGCTGCGGTTCCCAGCGCTCACGCTCAGCCAGGCCCAGCAGATCCGCGACCACTACAGCGGCCAGCGTGGTGGTGTGCGGGACTTCGCTATCCCGGCGCAA